CGGGCGACGACAACGCGATCGTCGTCTGGCTCAAGGCGCCCCGCGACGACGGGATCCTCTACCTCGACACGCACCTGCTACAGTTCTCGAACGAGTGGCGCGAGGAAGAGTTCAACAAGGCCCTCATCGCCACCTGCCTCAACCTCCGCCGGCGCCGGATCCACATCCGCGCGATTACGGACGAGACCGAGCCGGGTGGTAAGGCGGGCACCTACAAGAACCGGATCCTCGGGATTCTCCGCTCCGCCGGCTTCATGCTCGGTGACGAGCAGTTTATCCAGCTCAACCGCCGTATCGACAAGCGTTCGCGCATCAGGACCGGCGTCGGGCATTGGGCCGAGGGCTACGCCCGGGTTCTCCTCGACAGGGACGGCGAGAACAACTGGATACTCCCGAAGGGCGTACGAAAGCTCTTTGGACAGATCTTGAAACCGGGCGCCTCGGGTCACGATGACCTCGCGGACGCGGCGACGGACGGCTTCATCCCGCAGCTCTGGACTCCCCCGATGTCGAATCCGGGGATCCCGGCCGACGAGGGAGCAAGGGTCAAGCGGCCTTGGGACGACGACTTGAAGGACGTAGGAAAACCGATGAGCAACGAGGAGCTGTTCGCGATGATCGACGAGCGCGACCAGATGAGAGCAGCCGGGTACCTCGAAGACGGGGTGCGCGGGCATTGGAACGATGATGGAGACGCATGGACGCCTCCAAGGGAGCCCGTGTGAAGAATAAATGGCGAGAAGAAAATCGAGACCGAGTGCGTGCTAATGAACGTGCATGGTACACAAAGAATAGGGAGAAGAGTAAGAAAAAGTGTCGGGACTATCGTGCTCGACTTCGTACAGCAGTCTTTGCGATGTACGGCAACAAATGTGTATGTGGTGAATCTGATCTTGTTGTACTCACTCTTGACCACATTCAAGGTGGTGGGACACAACATCGTAAGAATCGCGGCGGCCAGGGTGTCTACTCAGATGCACTTGCGACGAACGATCCCACGAAGTACCGCATCCTCTGTGCAAACTGTCAAATCCGTGCGTACCACGGACTCATTTAGGAGGTAACGTGCCCGCAACTTTTCAATGGGGTGAGCGCAACGGGGCGGGGCGCGAACCCGTTTAAACGGAGGACACATGGCAATCCAACAAGCGTGGCGTGAAGATCTTGACCTAGTCTTGAATCGGTTGGTTCGACTGCGAGATCGTACCGATGTCTACTACGAGGATTGGGCAACGCTCCCTCCATCAATCAAGGCGGCTCTGAAGTCTCGTTTCAACACTGCGATTCAACAGGCGAAGGCCGACCTGGACGCAGTGAACACTATGGTGCAAGGCCTATGAGGATCACGATCGACGGGCTGAAGGGCGAAGACGGTCGTCCTCTATGTGAAGTCTACGAGGACGTAACCGACATGGCTCTTGTGATGTGTCAGTTTCGACCTATCGGTGACGGACAAACGGTTCGCCTGCTCCCAATGGCGCGGGCGCGCTCCATCTTCGGACAGTACCCTCGGGAACTCGTCAAAGAGGTACAGGTCGTCGCCGACGAACTCTGGGACCATTTGAAGGAGCTTCCTCGAAATGGCGACGGTTCCTAGTGGCGTCATAGTCGCGTGGCCCTCAACTGCGGCCTCCATTCCTGCGGGTTGGTCTCGTGAAACCGGTATGGATGCGAAGTACTTCCAGGGATCACCTATTGGTGCTGATGCAGACCTCGTAACCTCGCGAGGAGCGGCCACTCACATCCACACGTCGCCCTCGCATACTCCGGTCCAGAACTCGCATTCGCATGGTTACACATTGAATGCTTCGGTTGTTGCTGTCTCGGCTGCCGCAGGCACGCAAACCATCGCTCTTCATCCACATACACACCCTGGTACTTCAGCCAATGCTACCGGTACAAATAATGGCATTGCGATCACCGTTGACGCAAACACATCGAATGACCTCGTCTACAAGGAGGTCATCTTCATCAAGTCTGATGGCACCCCGACGGGGATTCCGTCAAACGCCTATGCCTTCTTTGCGTCCGACATTCTACCGGCAGGCTGGACGCGCGTCCAGGGTAACACCTATCTAAAAGGAGCAGCCGCTGCTGGTAACGGTGGTGGAACAGGTGGATCGAACACGCACACACACACGAGCCCGGCCCACACGCACACTCAGAATCCACACACACATGGGGCGGCCAACTCGTTTGCCAACAGTGCAAACACAGCACTCGATAACCTTATCGGCGGTGCTTCTGCTGCTGATGACCCGCACGTTCACTCGGTCTCTCTCAACGCTACAACTCCTACCAACGGATCGGTCACTACGACGATTACCGCAGCGAACCACGAGCCAGTCCATAAGAAGCTGAACGTGTTGAACAATGGGACGGGTGGTGCGGACCTTCCCACTCAGATCATCGCTCTTTGGGGTGGAACCAACGCAAACATCCCAAGTGGTTGGTCTCGTTTCACCAGCATGGATAGCCAGTTCCTAAAAGGAGCCAATGCGGACGGTGAGAGCAACGTCACTACCGGTGGTGCGACGACGCACACGCATACTGCTAGTAACTGTCTTCCGACCATAAATCTTCACACTCATACCGGTACGGTCGCCCCTGGTGATCCGATTGTCTCTGTAAACGACATATTTCTCCCTGGTGATCCTACCGGTGCGGAAGCCTCACACACACACACGATAACTGTCACCTCAACTCGGGCCTCCAATCAATCTACTGTGGTCACGATTGACGCGAACACAGCCGAGTCGGCGTATCCACCCTACGTGCGTATCATCTTCATTCAACTTGTACCGCTCGCCCCTACGCGTCCGATCAGTGGTTACACATCGTACGACCTCGGCTTCACGTTCCCGGAAGTCGTGTCAGAAGTTACCCCCGAAGTGGCCCACCAGATCCAGCGCGGTGATCACCGCTACATGCAACCGAGGTAACAAATCCATGCCCAAACAGTCGCCGATCTATATCAAGATCCTCGGTACTGGGATCTATGAGCGAATCAAGGCGGTAGACTACGAGCTGATCGGACTCCCGGCTGACACGTTCCACAAGATCACCCTGATGGACGGGACGGTTTGTTACTACAACACCTTCGGTGTTCGCAGCCTCAGTATAGCTGATGCGCCCGAGAAGCTCGACTGAGCTAGAAAGGTAGGCCCCCATGAGCAAGACCCGCGTCTTGTTCTTCGATCTGGAGACCCGGAAGCTCGCGAAAGACCTGCGCCCCGATGATGAGGACGCTGGCTGGGACGCGCTACGGCGTGGCGAGGGTGGTATCTCGGCCCTAGTCATCTATGATACCGAGACGAACTTCTGCCACATGTACGACGACCACACGATCCAGTCGGCCGCGCGCCACCTAGAACTGGGGAACGTCGTCGTGACCCACACGGGCATCCGCTTCGACGTGCCCGTCATCGAGGGAGTCCTGGGCCGAAACCTGCGTCTCCCGTACCACTACGACATATTCGCCGAGGTCTCCACAGGCCTTCTAGCGCGGGGCCTCACAGCCGGACTCGGTGACATGAAGCTCGAACGGATGACTCGCCAGAACCTCGGGCGCGGCAAGATCAACCACGGGTCCCACATCACCGAGCTGATCAAGGCCGGCCAGTGGGCGAAGGTCTTTAACTATGCCGCCGATGATGTACGGCTCACTCGCGACCTCTTCGCGAAGATGTGTGCCGACGGCGGCCTCATCTCCCTCAACGGTCAGTTCCTTTCCCTAGACATCCCCGAGTGGATCCATGGGGCCGTCGGGATCACGAGGTAACATGCAAGCAGCACTGGAGCGCGCCGTAGGCAGTTACGCCATGCGGGAACAGATCGTGAACATGGTGACGGACTGCGTCGCTTACAGCGAGTCCCAGTACCAACCGATCCGCCAGAAGTTCCCACGCCTCTACGACCTCTTCCGGGGCACGTGGTCTGGTCGCTTCCATCCCCACAAGAACAACGTCCATATCCCCTTGATGTTTTCCGCCATCTGGGCCGACGCGGCCCGTAAGGCGGCTACGTCCCTGAACCAGCAGCCGATGATCTCCTTTCTCGGCTACGGGCCTGACGATGTGAAGATCGCCCGCAAGCGCGAGTCGCTCATCCAGGCGCAGTTTAAGGATGACGGCGTCTTCCTGAAACAAGTGGACATGATTCTCCAGGCGGACCTCTACGGCGTCGCCGTGATGCAGGTCGGCTGGAAGCGTGACGAGCCCTTCCGGGTCGTCGAGCACATCGAGCGGATGCCCCTCTCGGGCAAGGTGGTCCGGTATCTCAAGAAGGGTAAGGTCGTCATGTTCGACGGCCCCGAGTCGGTCCCGGTGGACATCCTCGACTTCTTCCCGCAGCCTATGGTCGGGCGCCTCGCCGACATGAAGTGGGTCGTGCGCCGCTACTGGCTCGACCTGGACGATGTCCGCTACCTCGTCGAGGCGGGGACCTTTGACCGCGCCGAGCTTCGCCGACTGGAGCACGAGGGCAGCGCCGGCGCAGCCTCACAGGGCCTTGGTATCGGGGTCCGCCGTTTCCAGGTCCGCACGGGCATGGACGACGAGACCGCGCGCTTCATGAACAAGTACTCGCGCCCGATCGAGATCCTGGAGTTCTGGGGCCGGATCCCGTCAGAGTACGCGACCGACGGCGACACGAACCGGGTCATCACGGTGGCGAACCGCCGGTACCTCCTGCGGAACCGCCCGAACCCGTACCTGCACGGCAAGCTACCCTTCGTCTCCTTTTCCGCCACGCCGGACCCGCACTACTTCTTTGCGCCCGGCAAGGCCGAGATTATCGAGCGCCTCCAGATCGTTGGAAACCGGTACCTGAACCAGTCGCTCGACGCGGCTGACCTCATGATCGACCCTATGTGGTTCTATGATCGCGGCGCTGGTCTTGTAACACGGAATCTCTACTCACGCCCCGGACGCTTCATCCCGGTCAACGGGAACCCGAACAACGTCGTCGCGCCCCTGATCCCGAACCTCCAGGGCCTCACGGTCGCAGACGCGCAGGTCCGCCAGATGCGTGAGCTAGCCCAGATGGGAACCGGGCTCGTCGAGGACGCGGTCCAGGGCCTCTCGGGCGACAGTCGCCAGACGGCGAGGGAGTTCGTCGGGCGACGCGAAGCGGCCGGTACCCGGCTCCTACTGGAGTCCCGGATCTACGAGGACATGTGCCTGGAGCCGCTCGCGAACATGTTCGTCGCGCTCGACAAGCAGTTTCTGGAGATGCCGGTCGAGGTCCTCATCCTCGGTGACGGCGCCTCCCTCGACCCGGTCACGAACGAGCCGATCCCGAACTCGCGAGAGACTCTCGACGGGTACGACCTGTACCCGAGCTACGCGGCGCGCGCGCTCGGCGCCACGATGGGCCTCTCGAAGGGGATGCAGCAGCAGGCCCTGATCCAGCTCCTCCAGGCGATGGCTTCACCCCTGGGGCAGCAAGCGATGGCGCAGATAAACTCGGTGAACTTCTTCCGGGGCATCTTCCGGATCTTCGAGGTTCCGAACATTAACGAGATCTTCTCAAAGAACCCCCAACTTGAAGCGCTCCAGCAGGGCATCTCAGGCGGCAGGGGTCTCGGAGCGATCCCGACCTCTGGTCAGATCGTCGGGGGCGGACCTTCAGTCATGTCCGGGATGGCCGGCTCCGCGCAGTCGCTCATGCAGCCGGTAGACATCCAGAACCAGATGCAGCCCGTCTAACGAAAGGAGCATGTGATGGCTGGTGACTTCAGAGAGATGTTCGATCTCCGCCGCCTCGACACGCGGCAACTCGGGATGGTGGAGTTCGTTCTCTCATCGCCCGCGTACACCGACACCTTCGAGCCATACCTCAGATCGGTTCGCGAGAGCATGAACAAGATGATGCTGGACCGGTCACAGAAGCGAAAGGACGAGTATCCTGATGAGTTCCTCGTCGGTGGGATCGTGATGATCGACGGACTTCTGAAGTTCTTTGCCCTCATCCTTGCCGAGGTCAACCAGGAGCGGGTCCAGGACGCGATGGCGACCATGACGCCCGATAGGTTCTACGAGGAGCAACGCCGACGGGGGGCCGTCAAGCCGGTGGTCGGGATCGACCAAAAGGCGGAGCCCGATGCTTACGACCCAGCTCAAGACTACTGATCCAGAACGCTGGCGGTACTGGTTCTGGTTCGACATCCACTGTTGGCACTGGCCCCACTTCCACCGGGGTCTAACCGACCAAAACGGACACAAGAACATGAAGGAGTGGGAGGCCGCAGCCGGGCCCCTCCACTTCTGGAGAGTCTTCACCTGATGGCAGCCTACAAGCGTAGTGACCCGAAGAAGCTCGCCAAGGAGCGGGCAGAGATCGCGAAGGCCCAGCAGCCCTCCCTCTGGGAGCTGGTCGTCCGCACAGTCGAGGGGCGACGGGAACGGCGCAAGCGACGCTCGTTCGGTTATACGGGATCGAATCCCCAACGCGAGGGAGCCCAGGAAACGACCATGCCAAGTTCGCTTGAAGGTGCCGTCACCGGATACCGGAAACGGCGCCGCACGGAGACGTAAGTGGCCTCCACTGACCTAGTCATCCCGAAAGTCTTTACGCCCGAAGAGGCACGATGGTGGGAACGAGAGATGCACCCTGCTGGCCCAGCGGACTTTGCGATCCGAGGTTACCGCAAGATGTTCCAGGACCGGAACCGCGCCTTCGGTGAGGGCGAGAGGTAACCAGTGCCCTACAAAAGTGACAAGCAGCGCAAGAAGTTTCACGCCATGCTCGACCGTGGCGAGATCAGCCCCAAGACGGTTCATGAGTTCGATGATGCGTCGCGGGGCAAGAACCTGTCCGAGCGGAAGAATCCACTGAAAGGTTCCCGCAAGCGCAGGTAACCCCGATCGGGAGGGACAACCCCACCGAAGAGGAGGTAGCACAGATGAACCTCGGTATGAGCAAAGCTGAACACGAACTCACGCGGCACTTGGCGGAGACTCTCGTCGAGAAGGAAGTCATGGAGCCGATGAGCAAGATTGGGTGGGGTCATGGTACTCCACCGCCCCCGGATCACGGACAACCCGTGCAGCCAGGGGGAGCACCGGCACCGGTGGCACCGGCAGCCGCACCCGTGCAGGGCGGACAACCCGTCCCGGCACCCAGCGCGCAGCCCATTGCACCCGTTGCCAAGGCGGACGACCTAAACGTGTACCTCCAGAACATCGAGGCCCTTCGGGGTCCCGATGGCAAGATCGCGGGCAAGTACCTCGATCCCGTGGAGGCCATCAAGGGTCTGGGCCACCTGACGCAGTATGCGAAGACTGGTTTCTCACAGCGAGACGCGCTGGCGCTCGAAGTCGAAAGACTGACGGCGGAGAACCGGCAACTTCGCACCTCGCCCGCAGCGTCCCCCGCTGCGGCTCCCGCCTACACCGTCCAGGCTTCTGCTTCGCGGCAGGAACTGGAACGCGCGCAGGCGTCGTACGACGAGGTGCTCTCGTCGATCGTCGAGTCCGGTGGACTCTTGGACGGGGAGAACGCGAAAGCTCTGGCGGCGGCACAACGCGAAGTGGCGCGCCTGGAGTCCCGAGCGGCTGTCGAGGAAGCCTTCAGCTCACGCAGTGCTGCGGAGGTGAAGGAAGCGGAGAAGTGGAGCAGGGTGGATGCGTTCATGCAGGAACGCTACCCCGAATCTGCTCACTTCACCGAAGAGATGGGACTTCACGTGAAGTCCAACCCACTGCTCCAGAAGGCCGTTGCGGCCCTGGCCCGGGATGGGGATGAGATCGCTGCATCAGAGCTGGCCTGGACCGAGTTCAACAAGGTCCGGACCACGATGACCGGTCTCAAGGCAACCGCCGAACAGCAGGAGCTTGCTGGTGCGGCGAAGGAGCAGGTCAGACAAGAGTTCGTAGCGGCGGCCCGTAGAGATGCTGGCGTCGTCACGGGCTCGGCAGGTGGCACAGGGATCCATGAAGCGCCCGGCATCACTGGACCGTCACGCGAGGAAGTCTCGCGAGCGGCCGAAGGGATGCAGCGCGAAGGACTGGGTCTCGGCTCGCGAAGCGCGGAAGCGTGGCGAGCGATGGTCATCGGCCCAAGCCTCGACCCGAGTATCTTCGGAAGCTGATCGTCAGCTAGAAGGGAGATGCTCACTTCTGTCCCCTAGTGGGACGGGGAATGTACCATGCCCGGTACCGTAACGTTTAACTTCGGTGCGTATGCCTTCGACGGCAGCGACCTGAAGTCGGGTGTGGCGCGCGAAGATCTGCTCGAACAGATCACCAACATCTCGCCCTACGACACGCCGTTCGTGTCGCAGGCGCCGAAGGTTGGCTGCCGTCACATCTATCACCAGTGGCTCCAGGACACCCTGGCCGCGATCGGCACGGAGCCCAACGCTCTGACCGGCGCGATCGAAGGTGCCGACTGGGCCCTGGATCCTACCACCGCGCCCGTGCGCGTCTTCAACGTGACCATGATCCTGAGAAAGGACATCGGTCTCTCGGAGTCGCAGAGGGCGGTGGACACCGCTGGCTTCAAGGATCAGTACGCCTATGAAGTCCAGAAGGCTGGCAAGGAGCTGGCTGTCAAGCTGGAGCGTCTCGTGTTCGGTAATCTCACGACCGCTACCGGTACCAGCGCGGCTGCGCGTCTCATGAGGGGCCTCCAGTCCTTCATCGCGACGAACACCGCGTTCGCTGGAGCGGGCGATGCTTCGTCCGCTGGCATCCTCTCGGTCCAGAACTTCAACGACATGCTGAGTTCGATCTACTCCCAGGGTGGAAGCCCCGAGCAGGTCTACGTCAGCCCGGCGGTGAAGCGTCAGGTCTCGGCCTTCACGGTCCCTGGGGCGGCTGCGGGTACTCCGCACGCGCGCAACATCGCGGCCGTGGACAAGAAGCTCGTCGGTGCGATCGACTTCTACGATTCGGACTTCGGTCTGATCCAGATCGTCCTCGACCGGTGGGTTCCTGAAGCCGCGAACACCTCTACGGCAGGTTCGGCGGCGCTCGACACGGCGGGACAGATGTTCTTCCTGTCGCGTGCGATCAACCGTCTCGCTTGGCTCCGCCCGGTTCATCACGAGCTGGTCGGCAAGCGTGGCGACTCCGTCGCTGGCACCGTGGTCGGTGAGGTCACCCTGGAAGTCCTCCAGGAGAAGGCCAACGGAAGGATCCGTAGCGTCAACAACAAGTCGGCGGTGACGTAAGCCGCTGACTGACTAACCTGGAAAGGGGGCCCTTTGCGGGGCCCCCAACCCAGCCTTACGAGGTAAACCATGAACAGCAAACCAGTCACACTGGACCAGAGCGTTGTCAATCCCGTTGGGAGCGGCGAGAACACCGATCAGGGCGAGAAGCATAATGCTCCCTCGCAGGTCAACTCTCACGAAGTCTGTCTTGTCCCTGGCGTCTGCAACCCGGTCGCCAACAAGGGCAACACTGGCCCGAGCCTGTAAGAGGACCATATGGCAAAGAAAGACCCGATGATCAGTCTCGCGGCCCCCGATCCGGGGCCCGTAGCAGGGATCGACAACCTGCCGCTCCCGATGGGCGTCAGCCGCTCTGGCCGGCTCCAAGCCGAGCAGGCGGCGCGCGACGTACCCGCCTCGATGGCCCCAAACGATGGCGACAACCCCTCGATCCCGGATACCAGCCTGTCGAGTGGACCCGAAGTTCGCATGTACAGCCAGGGCAGTCCCAAGTCGGATCCGACTCCGGCGATGCCAGGAGCGTGACCATGGAAAAGGAACAGGTGATGGAACGCCTCGTGGAGCTGGCCGACAAGGCCAAGCGTCTCGCCTCGATGGGGCGCGTTCTGCGGAGTGAGCTGGTCCAGCTTGCGGACGAGCTGGAAGAGGAGATGTTGAGCGAGGCCATGGAAGAGGCCGAACTCGACGAGGAGCTGGACGAGATGGAAGAGGAGATCGAGGCTGGTGAGATGGGCTGCACGCTGCCCGGCTGCCCGAGCCGGCGATGAGTAAGCGCGGCGATCCCAAGAAGAATCGTAAGGAACGCGAGAGCATGCCCTATACATCAGAAATGGGCAGCAAGGAAGACCGTCTTCGGCATGCGCTCGGCAAGAAGAAGGGCAAGAAGATGCCCATGAAGGGAGGCTACTAGCATGGCCAAGCGCGGTGACCCCAAGAAGAACATGGAGACGCGGCGCTCGATAGCGTCCGACGAGGTCAGTGGGCGCATCGCGGCCTCCGGCATGATCCAGCCGGGGGCCCATCCCGAGTTCGAACAGCCGACCCTGCTCGACAAGGCCGTTGCAGCCGTCAAACGGATGGTTCGGCGCCGTCGGAAGAAGTAGAAAGGAGACCCTATGTACGAGGCAGCAGAGATCCGCATCAACCGGATTAAGAGTGCGAACCGGGGCGCCCTCGGGCTCCTCGGCGAGGCCCTCAACCCGGACGTGCTCGGGGCCCGGGTCACTAAGATCCAAGAGGCGCAGGAGGCGATCGTCGAGCACCGCGCGATCATGGAGACAATGTCCACGCTCGGGAAGCATGTTCGCACGCACGGGTTCGACCCGACGCGAACCCTCCAGCACGTAGCGAAGATCGACAACGCTATCTGGCAGGTCATCCTCGGCATGTTCGCCCGCTACGACGAGACCACTAACGAGTTCATGGACGACGGGCTCCTCTACAAGTACGACCCGCAGTACGGGTACGTCCGCCTGAACAAGCCCTTCTTCTTCGCCCTGCTGTCCTTCATGGAGTCATGCGGCCACCAGTGCGATCTGCGTAATAAGGTGAAGTTGTAATGGCACATAAGAACGTAGAAGATAGGCGCGCGTACGGCCGCAAGTGGAGTAGGGAACATCCTGAACAGGCAAAGAAGTGGAGGATCGAGAACCGCGACCGGTACTTATGGTTGCTCCGTGATGCCGCACTGCGCAGAAAGTATGGGATCGGTTGTGCTGAGTTCGATGTTCTAGCAGAAACACAGAACTATGTGTGTGCCATCTGCCAACGACCTGACCCCCTTGGTCTCCTCAGTGTAGATCATGACCACGTGACGGGTGTAGTCCGAGGTCTCCTCTGCCGTGGTTGTAACACATCACTTGGACGGTTCAACGATGACGTTGAACTTCTTCAACGTGCGATCGATTACTTGAACAAGCTCACATAGAAAGGAGCCCCCATGTCCAAGCTCTTCATCTGGACGACCAACTGCGGTAAGCCTAACGCGTGTACGTGGTACCGGATCACTGTCCCCTTCGCGCACCTGCTCCGGACAGGACAAGCGTCCGTCTACGAAGACGTGGGCGAGGATCCGCAGGGCTCGAACTTCGCGGCCATGTACTCGGACATCAATCACTTCTGGGCCATGGGCAGCGAGGATACGCTCCATCGGTTTCGCTCGATCCGTCGGCGCGGTCCCGGTCACCGGGACGGGGTAGACCTCTACCCGCCCGCGCTCATCTACGACACCGACGACAACGCGGACTTCATCCACCCCTTCAACATGGCCTTCGCCGCGAGGGGTACCCGGGGCTACCCGGACGGGCACCTGCTCCGCCCTGGCGAAACGCTCCTACACCTGAACGAGAAGGGTGAAGAGGAGCCCCTCTTCATCGACCGGGAGACCCGGGAAGAGGGCACCCTCTTCGACATCGCGCGGAACCTGCACCAGATGAAGGTGCGGCACGCGATCATCAGGGAGGCCCACGGGGTCACCGTCACCAGCCCCGCGCTCAAGTCGTACATGGAGAACGTCATCGGGGCCAAGAACGTCTACGTCTTCCCGAACAGCGTCTCGCTCGACCACTACGAGACGATCAAGGCGGTACGGACCGACAAGCGGGTCCGTATCCTCTGGCAGGGCGGCCAGTCGCACCTGATCGACTGGTATCCACTCCGAAACGCGATCAAGGCGCTCGCAGAGAAGTACCCCGAGACGACCTGGGTCCTCTACGGCGCGACCTGGGACTGGATCAAGGACGTGATCCCGCCCGGGCAGCTTGAGGTCCACCTCTGGACCCCGTACGAGGCCTACAAGCTGAAGCGGGGCCTCCTGAACGCGGACATCAACCTGTGCCCGCTCGTGGACAACGCCTTCAACCGGTGCAAGTCCGCGATCAAGTGGTACGAGGGCTCCATCTTCTCGGAGGCTACCCTCGCCGCGAAGAACGTCGTCCACGACGAGATCGAGGACGGGGTCACGGGGCTCCTCTATACGGGCGCCGACGAGTTCTTCGAGAAGCTCTCGCTCCTGATCGAGGATGCGGGCCTACGGCAGCGGCTCGGTGCAGCGGCCCACGAGTGGGTCCTGAAGCACCGGACCCCCGAGGTGACCGTCCCCGGGCTCCTCAAGTTCTACGAGGAAACGCGCGAGCGCCAGAAGTCCTCTATGACGAAGCCCCGCATCCAACCAGCCACCATGGACGAGATCAAGAAGCTCACGTCTATCTTGAGGTAACCGCATGTCGATCAGTACCGTCAACGCGAAGCTCTACATCTCCCGGGTCATCGGCGGCGGCAACAGCGCACAGATCCAGGACCTCGCCGGGGAGGCCCTCCTCCGGGGCTACTCGGACTGGGAGGTCGAACGCGATTGGGAGTTCCTCCTGAAGGACACGACCGTCGCTACCGTCATCGCGGGCCTTACGGCAACGGCGGCCTCTGCCGTCGTGAACGCAGCCGTGGCCGGGAGCCTCGACTTCGCGAACGTAGGACAGGGCGTCACTATCTCCGCGAGCGACACGGCGACCCTCGTCGCGGACACGACCATCGCGAGCATCGTGCGCGGCGTGGACGGGGTCGTCACCTCGATCACTCTCTCGAACGCGTTCGGTGGCACGACCGACATCAGCTCCACGCTGACCTTCACGGCCGACATCCCCCTCATCGTGGGCACGAACGACTACGCTCTTCCGAACGACTTCGGGCGCGCTTACACGTGCCGCGAACTAGTGGATCCCCGCACGCTGACCTTCCGTCGGCAGCGCCTCTTTGACCGGCTCTACCCGGACCAGACGCTCCAGGGGCTCCCGCTAGAGTACACGACCTACAACCCGTATTCGCCCCTGACGCAGAACTTCGGCGAGACGCGGCTCAAGTTTGACGTGATCCCCTCGG